CGATACCATTTTGCTTCATGTGATGTTTCAAGTCCTCGTAAATTTTGTCGAACAGGAACTTGGTTCACATTGGGGTCCCTATTATTTTGAGAGCACCGGTCAGAAAGTCTACCGGATCATTCATGATCTTCCTTTGCTTCATTGGTTGCTGCCTCCTGGTCGCAATGTTCGCCGCGGTCTCCATCACCTCAGATGGGCCATGAGTCTGAAAGACAGCCCCAGACAAGCCCAACAGGCTCAAGAAGTGTTCATGCTCTATCGTTTCTGGACTCGTTCGCGTCCTGCCCGAGTAGAACCATTTATGGGTGGGTTTACTGGATCTGAAACCCGTATTAGGGGAAATAATGTAATCAGCTTCTCACCTGAGTATTCAGCGTACCTGGAATCCCAGGGGGAACTTGAGAATAAATACGAGAAAGAAGATACAGAAATGTTAAAGCTCTTGGTAGAAATTCGAGGAGGACTCTGGACATGAGCCAACTAAGCCCACACTTTTCACTGCGGGAAATGACACGCTCGGATACCGCACTGAGATTAGGCATAGACAATACACCTACCGATCAGCACTTGAACAATTTGGTGTTGGTGTGTGTGCATATCCTGGAACCCGTGCGGAACGTATTCGGTCCTGTGCGAGTCAATTCCGGGTACCGATCCCTCGCATTGAACATGTCTGTCAACCCTCTGACCTCAACGATTGACAAACTCAGCAAGCACTGCACTGGTCAAGCAGTAGATTTTGAAGTGGACGGTATCAGCAACTACGAGTTGGCAGTCTGGTGTAGCAAGAATCTTCCAGACTTCGACAAGATCATTCTGGAATTTTACACACCAGGGCAACCAAACTCTGGATGGGTGCATGGACAGTATCTCCTGGACAAGCAGAGAAAGGAAACCTATACCGCTGTGAGAGTGAACAACAAAACAACCTATTTGGTAGGACTCCAACCATGAGTATGCGTGATGATGTTGAGAATTTTATTGAAGCGATAGGGCCGGACGACCGAACGGTTCGTATCTATGAATATCTGGTTGATGAGGAGTATGATGAATTTTACAATGCCTCAATTTCTCCCAATAATCCAAACAAACTCAATGAAGCAATGGACCTCATATGGGTCACTCTCGGATACTGTATTGCTCGCGGTTGGGACGTTGACGGTGCCTGGAAAGAACTGACCAGAGCGAACATGACGAAGCTACAAGTTGATCCGACCACTGGACAATTGAAGCGACGAGCAGACGGGAAAATCTTGAAGCCCGCCGGGTGGGTGTCACCGGATATGACACCGTTTTTAACTAGAAGGAGTGACTAATCATGGGTGACATCAAGGTTATTGTGCTCAACAATGGGTTTCAGTTGATGGGTGAGATCGTGTCTACCGAACCTAGTGACGCGTCGATTCACAGCCAAGGAAAGGTCCTGGTAAAGAATGCGGTGTCCGTGGGACTGATACCCAGTAAGACACCTGGGCAGGGGCAAGCTCAGATTGGTTTCGGACCATTCCTCGAATACGTCGAAGAATACAAAACCGGTATTCCTCTCCATGTGACCGATATTTTAACGGTCGTCACACCGGTACAAGACCTGCTCAACCATTATAAGCAATTGTTCTCTGGTCTCGTGCTGCCTCCTGGGATTAACGGTTGACAATCTCCTGTGAGTGTGCTATCATAGTCCATGTCCAAACCTTTCTACACGAACGTTACCGCTCACGGTAACTTTATCTACTATCGCGGTATCGAAAACGGTCGTCGGGTGCAGCGGAAGATTCCGTATGCCCCGACACTGTTCATGCCCTCCAATATCCCTGATATTCCTGTCAAGTGGAAAACCCTCCAAGGTTATCCTGTCGAACCCAAAGTATTCGAGTCGATCTATGCGGCCAAGGAACATATTAAAAGGTATGAGGACGTGGAAGGTTTCACGATCTACGGGCAGCAAAACTTTGCGACGGCCTTCATCGCAGAACAGCATCCCGAAGAGGTTATGGAATGGGACATTGCCCATGTCGTGACCGCCTACATCGATATCGAAGTTGACACGGAACACCGGATGCCTGATGTCGATACCTGCCTCAATCCCGTTACCGCTATCACCGTCAAATTTTCCAACGACCCACAGTATCATGTCTTTGGGTGCGGGAACTACACACCCCATCGTGCTGATATTCACTGGGTGCCGTGTGGACAGGAAATCGATCTTCTCGCTGCATTCCTGGAATTATGGAGAGACAAAGCTCCCGACATTGTAACAGGATGGAGCGTCAAGACGTTCGATATTCCCTACCTGGTCGGACGAATCTGCTCGGTCTTGAGTGAGGAGCAAGCCAAGTGGTTGTCACCCTGGGGTAAAGTGTCGCGCCGTGAAGAGAAATCCAAGTTCGGCAAACCCGTCACCACCTACCAACTTCTTGGTATCTCTATGCTTGACTATTTTCAACTCTATAACAAGTATGCCCCCAAGTCCAACCAAGAATCCTACAAGCTCGACTATATCGCCCACGTCGAACTGGGTGAACGCAAAGTCAACTACGAGGAATACGAAACCCTCCATAATCTGTACCGAGACAATTTCCAAAAGTTTATCGAGTATAACATTCACGACGTCGAACTGGTCGAGAAGCTGAATGACAAAGGTCGCCTGATTGATATGGCGGTTCTGCTGGCCTACGACAACAAGACGAACTATGAGGACGCGTTTTTTCAGGTGCGTATGTGGGATGCGATCACCTACAACCACCTCCACCGCAAAGGTATCGTGATTCCTCCCAAAAAGGGAGAGGAAAAAGAGGAAGCGTATGAGGGTGCGTATGTCAAGGACCCACAGACGGGTCTCTTTGAGTGGTTGATGAGTCTCGACTTGGACAGCTTGTATCCCCACTTGATCATGCAGTATAACATGTCACCCGAGACATTGATTGAACCTGAGCGATACACCCCCGAAATGAAGGCGGTGCTGGCTCAGGGTATCTCAGTGGAAGCGTTGCTCCAAAAGAAGATCGACCTCGACGGCCTCGTGGGTTGCACGATGACGCCTAATGGTCAGTTTTTCGATACGACTCGCGTTGGATTCCTCGCTGAGATCATGAGCACCATGTATGCTGCCCGAGTCCACTACAAGAGCAAGCAAATTGAATTGGAAAAGGAACGCGAAGAATGTATGGACGATGTACGGAAGAAAGAACTGGGCTTGCTGATTTCAAAGTTTAAGAACCTTCAGTTGGCCAAAAAGGTAGGTCTCAACTCCGCCTACGGCGCCATGGGCTCTGAGTACTTCAGGTTCTTCGACATTCGGATTGCCGAAGGTGTCACGTTGGCCGGCCAACTCGGTATCCGCTGGATTGCGAACTGTCTCAATGAATTCTTAAATGGGTTGCTCAAAACTGTGAACAAAGACTATGTGGTGGCGAGTGACACAGATTCAGTCTACCTACACCTCGCTCCCCTGGTCCGCAAAGTGTTCAAGGACACCACAGACACCAACAAGGTCATCGACTTCCTCGACAAAGTATTCAAGGAAAAAATCAAAGGGATTATCGAGATGAGTTATACGGAACTCGCTGAATACACCCATGCATATGCTCAGAAGATGCGTATGAAGCGCGAATCGCTGGCCAACAAAGGCATCTGGACCGCCAAGAAACGCTACATTCTGAACGTGTGGGACTCTGAGGGTATCCGGTACAAGAAGCCCAAAATGGTCATTCACGGTCTTGAAGCGATCAAGTCGTCAACACCAGGAGCCTGCCGCGTAAAAATCAAAGAGGCCCTGACCATTATCATGAACGGCACTGAGGATGAGTTGATTACCCATATTGAAACGTTTCGTGTGGCCTTCAAGACCCTCCCGATTGCTGATATCGCATTCCCTCGCGGCATGAATGACTTGGAAAAGTCTGAGAGTGACGGCAAGCGTCGAAAGGTCGAAGCGTCACTGGCGTTCGAAGAACCCCTTGAGGGCGATGGCAAGAACTGGGACCGTCGAATCTATGACGACAAGACCGCCATCCACGTCAAGGGTGCGCTGGTCTACAATCGGTTCCTGAAACAGATGAATCTCGATACGCAATATGAAATGCTCAAGTCTGGCGAAAAGCTCAAATTCGTGTACCTCAAGGAACCCAACATTTTCAGAGAACCCGTCATGTCCTTCCTGGTACGGGTGCCCAAGGAATTCCACCTGGAAACCTGTGTGGACTATGACCTGATGTTCACCAAGGCCTTTCTTGATCCACTAAATATCGTGTTGAAAAGCATCGGTTGGCACTCGGAACGCACTTCGAGCCTGGAGGATTTTTTCGGATGACCACCCCAATAAAAGATGACTTCAAGGTCGTCGATATCCCCAAAATGGACTATAAGGGCAAGGTCCTTTGCAATCGCTGTGACCGCGAATTCCACTCAGACGAACTGGTCTATGGACACCCCCTCAAAGGTTTTCGAAACAAGTACCCATCATGGTACTGTCCAACCTGGAACTGTCAAGGTTACCTGAATAGCGGCGTATCATTTGTGATGGACCTCGTGAGACACCAGGATTGACTTATCACTTCAACTGTGCTATAATCGAAAGGATCAATATGAAATTCACCAACGAACAAATTGCAGAAATCTGCCACGAGAATAACCGCGCGTATTGCCATGCGTTTGGGGATTACTCGCAACCCGCATGGAAGCACGTACCCCAAGAAATCAAGGATTCGATTGTCAATGGTGTGGAGTTTCACCTCAAGAATCCTGACGCGAGTCCTGAAGCATCGCACAAACAATGGGTCAAGATCAAGCTGGAAAATAAGTGGAAGGTGGGTCCTGTCAAGGACGTAGCCAAAAAGGAACACCCGAACTTGAGACCCTATAGCGAATTGTCCGACGTCGAGCGCGGCAAGGACATTGTATTCTCCGCGTTGGTGAACACCCTCAAAGGAATCTAAATTATGTCGTTGATGGATCGAATCAAGAAAAACAGTAGCATTGACATCGCCAGCGTCCTCGATGAGTCTGAAGTGTTTGGTGAGCGACAGTTGATTCCCACAGAGGTCCCGGTGATCAACATTGCGCTATCAGGTACGCTGAAGGGCGGTTTGACCTCTGGTGTGACTGAGATTGCTGGACCTTCCAAGCATTTCAAAACGGGCATTGCCTTGTTGCTGATGCGAGCATTCCTGAGAAAGCACAAGGACGGTATCATTTTGTTTTATGACGCCGAGTTCGGTACCCCCGGCTCCTACTTTCAGACGTTCGGCATCGACATGAAGAAAGTGTTCCACACCCCCATCACCGACGTCGAACAACTCAAGCAAGACATTATGAAGCAACTCGCTGAGATGAAGCGTGGCGACCACCTGATGATTGTGATTGACTCGATTGGCCAGCTTGCGTCTCTGAAAGAGGTCGAGGATACCCTTGAGGGCAAGACCGTCGCTGACATGACGAGAGCAAAAAGTATCAAGTCGCTGTTCCGCATGATTACCCCACACCTGAGAATCAAAGACATTCCTCTGGTTGTGGTCAATCATACATACATGGAAATTGGGATGTTCCCGAAAGCGATTCCTGGTGGTGGAACTGGCATGACGTATGCTGCCGACACGATCTGGATTGTTGGACGGCAACAGGAAAAGGTCGAGGGGGAAGTGGCTGGTTTCAATTTCGTGATCAACGTGGAGAAGTCGCGGTTTGTGAAAGAGAAATCAAAGCTTCCTATTTCGGTGACATTCGAAAAAGGTATCCAGCCGTATTCTGGACTTCTAGAGATTGCGCTTGCGGGTGGATTTGTTGAGAAGCCATTACCTGGATGGTACCTCAAGCCCGGCAGCAAGACGAAGGTGCGCGAAGCGGAGACCAAGACCGAGGAATTCTGGAAGGACATTTTAGCCAATGAGGATTTTGATGCGTATATTCGAAAAAATTATGAAGTGGCTTTCGGCGAGATTTTGGGGAACGACGACGTCCCCAAAGAAACTCCCACAGGAAAACACTGATTACACGTTTGTCGATATCACGCTTGACGAACCCGTCAGTGCGGTCAAGCTCCTCGTAGGACCATGGGCAGGTATCACCTACTATTATGGGTGGGTGAAACCGCAGGTGTTGGACAATGGGGTCATGGGTCTCGCGTTTCAATACACGCTCTATGACACCGCGGGTCGACCTTACAAAGACCTCGTGGGCTCGCAAGAGTTTACCAACCACCTCGGTGACGTGCTCACCTCAATCATTATGAGCGAGCAGCATAATTTGGAGTCCGTGACCGCGAAGGACGACGAATCATGCTGAGACTCGAATCGACCATCCTCAAGAACCTCATCTACCACGAGGAATATGCCCGTAAGGTGATACCCTTCCTCAAGACTGAGTATTTCAAAGAGCAGACCGAACAACTGATCTATGAACAGATCACCAAGTTCATCGACACCTACAAGAACCTCCCGACCCACGAGGCCCTGGTCATCACCGTCACAGAGATGCACAATCTCAAAGAGGAACAGGTCCAGCAGGCCGTGTCCCTGCTTCAAGAACTCAATGCCGACCGACAGGAACCCACAGACATTCCCTGGTTGATTGCTCAGACCGAACGGTTCTGTCAAGACTCCGCGCTCTATAATTCGGTACTGGAAGCAGTCTCGATTATGGACGACAAGACGGGGAAGAAATCCAAGGGCTCGATCCCCGACCTCCTCACCAAAGCACTCTCGGTGACGTTCGATAACCATGTGGGGCATGACTACATGATGGATTCCGACTCTCGGTACGAATTTTACCACCACACAGAGAAAAAGATACCATTCGACCTGGACTTTTTCAACAAGATCACGCGCGGTGGATTCTCCCTCAAGACGCTCAACATTTTTCTTGCAGGAACAGGTGTCGGAAAGACCCTGGTCATGTGTCACCTTGCGGGAGCAGCATTGTCCAGGGGTTTCAATGTGCTCTATATCACCATGGAAATGGCTGAGGAACGTATTGCTGAACGCATTGACGCGAATCTCCTCAATGTGGATATCAACACTCTGGAGAAGATTGACAAGAAGGATTATGAGCAACGATTTGCTGCCCTCAAACACAAGACCTGCGGTAAGTTGATTATCAAGGAATACCCAACGGCCGCAGCTTCGACGCTTCATTTCACCGCGCTCTTGAATGAACTGCAACTCAAGAAATCATTTCGCCCCGATCTGATTTTCATTGACTACCTGAATATCTGTGCGTCGTCCAGGATTCGCCCGGGTGGCAACGTGAATTCCTATACTTACATCAAGGCGATAGCCGAGGAACTTCGTGGTCTCGCGGTTGAACATAAAGTTCCTGTGATTTCAGCAACCCAGACGACGCGACAGGGGTTCGATTCCAGCGACCTCGAACTGACAGATACCTCAGAGTCCTTTGGTCTACCAGCCACAGCAGACTTCATGGCGGCCATCATCACCAACGAAGAACTGGAAGCCCTGAATCAGTTCATGGTCAAAACTCTCAAAAATAGGTACGCCGATAAAAATGTAAATAAACGGTTTGTAGTTGGAGTTGATCGATCAAAAATGAGGCTCTATGACGTGGCAGCTTCTGCACAAACCAATATTTGCGATGCCGGACAAGCGAAAGACGACGACGGGGATGAGAAGATACGAAAACCATTCGAGCACAAAAAACGAGATTTCAAAGGGTTCAAGATTTAATGCGACATCATATAATTCCCAAACATGAATGGAAAAAACGATTTGGAAATTTTATTGGGTTCAACGCGCCCGATAACACGGTAGACCTTAACACAGCACAACATGCCCAAGTTCACCAACATTATTTCGACGAGATTACTCACATTGAATATGATCGTATCGCCGCTTGGACGATTTCTGGCCAAATAGGAAAAGAAGAAGCCCAGCGAAGGGTAGCAAGAATCGCCAATCTTGGCAACAAACATAAAACTGGCTTCAAGTGTAGCGATGAATTCAAACAATTTACCTCTA